CTAACTGATTTCTCCCCATAAGTCACCTAATATCTGATTAGGTGGGGCAGAACCATTCCATGTTCTAATAGGCAAGTAATAACGTTGCCCCTCCCATGTATATCCTACCCAAACATGACCATCTTGTAACATCACTTCTGTATAATCACAATACCCACCAGGTTGGAACTGATAACCCACTGGACAAGATAAGAATGGCCCCACTTTTCTTACTGTGATTGGTTGATTGCCGTTTGTGAATCTAGCACTTTCTTCCATGTAGTAAGTACCATATTTATTACGTTTCCATGCACTCGCAACTGGTTTAACTGTATTACTTGAAGCGCTTGACTCATTAGAGACAGTGGCAACCGGTATTTTACCATCCATGTACTCCCTAATCTGCTTGATAAAGTAGTCTTTAAGTTGCAACCGCTTGTCTTCTGGCAATAGACCGCGAGTTACTGGGTCAAAACCAGTGTGTAAAACCGAACTTCTATGAGGGCATGATGTTGAAGTAAATTCATTGTGCAATCTGATTGTATTTCTGTTTGCTGGTAATCCCCACTTTTTTAATAACCTAGCACATTCTTGGAAAGTTGCCTGTTCATTTTTTAAGAATGTCGCGTTATCTGCGCCCATTGATTGACACACTTCAATACCGTAATAATATTTATTGCCTAATTGGTTAGCAGTATGCCAACCTACTTGTGATTCATCTAAAGCTTGCCACACTGTGTTACCTGATACATAACTATGTGCAATACCTGCCTCTAATCTCGATAAAGGCGCGTTAACTAATCCGTTGCGATAAGCTTCCGCTGTCGCCCCTTTGCTTCCTGCGTCATTATGAATGACAATACCTTTAGGATTACCACCACGTTTAGGAAGGTCATAACCTTTAACCACATCTTTGATAATTTTAAGTTCTACCGCTTTAGGTTGTGGAATTGCTGTTTCTTTTTTAGGTGCTTGTGTAGGAGATTGAACTGATCGTGGTGTTATTTCGCTTTTGAAGTTCGGGCGGATAAACCACATAGGGAAATCATAAGCATGTTGTCGTCTTGTAACTTTTTCCCAACCCCATCCGGGTTGTTCGATTCCGTCAGTCCAGCCACCGCCGAGCCAATTCTGCTCATATACAATGATATAATCTAAAGTTGCTTCAATTACCCATGCTACGTGTCCGTATCCTGCACCGTAATTACTACCGAACACAACCATGTCGCCGGGTTGTGCCAAAAAGTCCGGTGTATTTTGGTATACAGTAGCTAGTCCATCGAAATTGTTTGCAAATGGTATATCTTTTGCACCTAAACCTTTTAGAAGTAATCCAAACAAAACTTTCCAAGCAGCATTGGCATAATCAAAGCATTGAAATCCATACCATAAGTCCGCATTGAATTGTTTTCCCTCAGAAGTTTTCAACCACTCTATAAACTCTTTTTTAGTCAATTTTGCTTGCATTGTCGCCACCTCCATGATGATACTCATTCACATCAAAGCCAACATCGTTAGAGGCGTCTGTGAAAGGTTGTGATGTATCATATTCTTTTGGTGCTTTCGCGCTTAATTCCGGCGTTAAACTACTGTCTTGTGATGATTTCCACGTAACTTGTTGTTCTTCTTTTTTGCTATCTCTAGGCGCTTGATATGTCTGTGCTATAGATGAATCTGAGACGCCTTTTGACGTTGGGTCAGTAATAACGCCAATACCTGTAAGTAACGTGAGGATAGCGCCTATAATTGCGCTAGCTTGATTTAATTGAGTAGATAAATCTAATCCGAATAAATCCGTGACTTGCTTGATAAATAGCAACAATGCTCCAACTAAACCAGTTAGTACTGCTTTGTTTTTGAATCTCAATTTCCAGTTAATATCCATTTGTTTGCTCCTTTTATCCAAAATAAAAAAACGACTAAAAATTAGTCGTTTAAAATTATTCAATGGTCAATGTTGGAGATCCTGAATAAACATCACTTATAGTGACATACAATATCCCTGAAGGATTACTAAAGTTGATGTTTTTACTTGCCACTCCGCTATTGACTCCTGATATTCCTAAATCACTTGACCCTAAATTAGTTTGCGAAATCCTCATTATACCGCTACGTACATTTTCTATTGTCACCTGATAACTTTTATTGGGTTCAACTCCATTTATTGTCCATTTTGCTGTTGATTCTTCTATGCTATCCGGATATTTATTTTTAGGTAAGGGTTTTATTACAAAAGATGAAGGCTTTTTCCATACTTGGATATTTCCAGCATATACTTTTGTATATTCTTCACCTTCGTAAATAAACTTCTTTACATTTTTAAAATTACCTTCCATAAAAATCACCCTTTAATTAAATATAACGTATTCGGGTCTTTTTGATATATATAGTTATATTCATTTTCTGTTCCTGTCCAAATTTTAACCGTCGGTTGAGATGCGCTTTTTAGTTGATATAAATTATCCGCTTGTTGTTTAGTAAAAGCTTGAGATGACAAAACATACCGCTCGTCATGATTATGATTTTTTGGAGCATATAAATCATTTAGTGTTTGTTTGAATTCCTCAAAATCTTCTGTATTAACTTTTGAGCCAATCTGTTGCAATACACTTTCTGAAATAGAGTTGTTTTGTATTGCTTCTGCTAATTCTCTTAATGTGTTCATAGATTCAGGCGCGCTATCAACTAGTTCAGCAATTTTTGTATCCGTATACGTTTTAGAGTCGTTGAGAGTTGTATCTTTGATTTTTTCAACTTCTTGCAATTTATTTTCTAACCCTTCAACATTTGCGATATTGATTTTGTCCAATAACTCAGGTTCTGCTTTGATATCTGTATCTTTACCATCAATTTGCCACATTTTAGTGTCAGGATTGATTGATACTACAGTACCGTTTTTTACCGGGTGCGCCTTGTTCTCCTTTTTTACCTGCTTCACCTTTTGCACCAGGTTGTCCCGGTTCGCCTTTATCACCTTTCGCACCTTTAAATCTACTTTCATTCTTTTCGATGTAAGAAATAACATCTTTATCTATTTTTTCTTTAAAGTCTTTGCTCAATAAATCTGTCGCGTTATCTTTTAAGATTCTCGTAATAGCATCATCTACCAATTTAACATCGATTTCTTTTGCTACAGCAGATTCAATGCCACTATCAACGATATTGAAAGAAAAGTTCGAGACATGTATTTTTTCTTCTTCTTTCTCTAAAAACAGCTTACAGCGAACATAACCAGCGTGTTTGATAACCTTTTTAGGTATCTTGTAGGTAATGAATCCTTTTACAACATCGTCGATAATAAGGGGCTCATTTTTGAATATAGAGCCATCTTCCATAAACAAATGTAATCTAGGTGTTAAGCCATGTGCTTTTAGATCGATACGACCTTGTTTGTCATTGATACCTATTCTTATAGATGCTGTATTTTCATCTTCAGTGTAAAATCGACAGCCAATGTCACCTAAGTCAACACCATCATTTTTTATTCTCGTTTCAACATCTTTTATTTTGTACATTTATACACCTCTTTATTTATATTTATCCCTTGTGAAGTAGACACCTTTTAACCCGATTTGTTTATATAGCTTAGCGATTGTACTAGCTTGATGTTGGCACCACTCTATAGCAGTAGCGTATTGGTGGGTAGCTGGATTCTTAGGATTCCATCTAATTCGATACAATGTGTTTTGTCCTTTGTTGATGTAATCTTTTCTTACGAAGCTAGCACCGCCCATGATTGCTTTTGCTGGAGTTGTCCAACCTTTATTCTTAGCAAATTTCATTGCATAATCAGGGTCGTTGTCGAATGCACCAATACCGAAGTAATTATATGCACCGTATCTACCACTAGCGAAGTTACTTGTTCCGTATCCACTTTCTAAGAAAGCGTGCGCGATCAAATAGATTTCGTTAATGTTGTTTTTCTTACAGGCTTCTGCAAATGCTTTGCCTTGTCCGTCTAGCGTTCCTTTCCCTTTGAGTATCTTATTAAGCGCACTAACTGAAACGCCTTGATACTTGCCTAAATTAAGCATTTGATAGCATTGTGTGTTACTTTCCCATATTCGCTTAACATTCATTGCTGAGCTCGTTTGTGCTCGTGTTGCATTAGCCCAGCCCCATGTATGAGATTTTTTCGGGTTACCCCTAGACATTTGTCTATCCAGTGCTTGCTGGAACGTGAACGGACTTTTTTCAGTAACGATGCTTGGTTTTTCGTCTGATGCAGTGGGTCCTCTTGTTGACGCACTGTCAACCGATGTTTTATCACTAATTCTTATTGTTGTTTTTGTAGTTACTTCTTTAATATTTTCTCGTTTTAATATATCTCGTTTGATGTACGTCTCAAGCATTTTCTTTTTGACTTGCTCATACTTTGCGTCATCCGGTATACCTTGCTTAATCAAGTCGTAATTAATTAAATCTTTCATACTACGCCAAATATTAGGGTCTACCTTTAACGTCGTTTCAGATAATTCTTTATCTGTTCCTGACAACAACCATACACCCCGTATTAAAGCTTGTATTTGGTTCATTAAGAATTGACGCTTACTATCTGTTTGACCACCACATACTTCAATAACTAGCCAATTAGGGTGACGCGGGTCATCAAAATTGGTTGGTCTAGCAAGCCATGTAGCCTCTCTATCGACATATAAATGCGGTATTTCATAATCGCTTATAAACTTATTTCTTTGCGTATACAGTTCGTCTACAGAACGCATATGCATTGATTCTTTTATATATAATCCTTGAATATCTAAGCGTTCATCACCCATTACAACTATATGATCAATGAAATGCTCTTCTTTATCTAAAACATTGCTGTAAGCAGTGTATTTTACTGTTTTAACTTCTTTAAATTGCGGTTTCTTCGCTTCGCCAGTAATTGTTGAGTCATTGGCTTTTGATGCTGAACTTGTATCAGTACTACTAGGTTTGCTAGTATCTTTTGAGTATGGAGGTCTGACAAAGCCTGTAACACTGACATAAGGGTGTCTTACTAAACTTCCCGGAGAACCTGTCCAACTATTAGAATTAACCCAGTTTTGGTCAACGCTATAAAAATAACTTTTATTAGATGGCCCTACTACTATTGCGGTGTGTCCGTCCGAACCTATTCCGTTGCCAGGGTGCCAAACTGCAATGTCTCCAGGTTCCGGTATAAATCCAGATGAATAACGATAGAATCGGAAACCCTTAGGATATCTGTAATTAGCCATATCCTTAGCATTGCCCCATGTTACAAAACCCCAATATCTTTTAAAAATAAAGTTAGGTGTATCCCAACATTGGCTGCCCCGATAATTATCTATATTAATCCTCTTACCAATATTCGACTTCGCCCACTCTACTACTTCACTAGCTGTAGGTTTTCTGTTTTTCGGATTAGGTAATCCCATGTATGCACCTCATTTCAATCAAAATAAAAAGCCAGTGCCGAAGCACTGACTCTTAACTGTTATTTACATTTACCAAACCAGAAGCACGCCCAGAAGCTATATCCTAAAATCCCTTTAAGCATGGTAATCACCTCCTTTAAATACCAAAAACAGTTCTTAGTAAAGCTATGACAATCGTACTGAAGATAGTCCCTATCAAACCTAGAATCCACATTTTTATGTCTCTAATATTCTTGGCATTCTTTTCTTTATTCTTTTCATCTTCTACCTTGTCGCGCTTTAATTCTTCAAAATTTCTATCTAATTTGTCATAAATCTTTTCTTGCGCTCTAAGACTATCTTCTATTCTGTCGAATTTTTCAAACATAGTCTTATCATTTTCTTCTAATCGCGTTAAACGCCAATCTTGTTCATGTCGTTTGGTAAATCCAAACATTATGCCACCCACTTTATTCAAATTAAAAAGCCACAAGCATTACACCTGTGACTTTTCATCTTTTGTTTCTGGATATTTTTCTCCAGTGATTAAAGCGTATTCTTCTTTATCGATTAAACCCTTGTCTACGTACCACTTAATTTGCTCGTTTTTATAGTAACCCCAAACATAAAAAGTTTTAATGTCTTTAAAAGTTGGATAAATCATCTTCATTATTTAAACGTCCCCCTCAGTACTTGTTTTGTTAGTTTTCAGTTCAGTCAACTGTTGTGTTAACATAGCGTTTTGTTGAGCTAATTCCATTGTTAATACGTTTACTTGTGCCACCTGCATTTGCATACTCGCAACCATTCCGCGAAGTTCCTCATCACTTAAATTTGACGCACTTTGTTGGTTTGATGCATTCGGTACGTCTTCTTTTTCGAAATTGCTATTGTATTTAATTTCGCCGTTAGTGAAAACAAACTTTCTAGGTTCGAACTCTTCTTTAAATTTAATAGGCACATTGTTATCATCTACATCTAAACTATTGCGTAAACCGCCAGTATTAACGAATCCGATAACTTCGTTTTTATCGTTTACTGTGATTTTCATTATTTCCACCCCATAATTTTAGTTATAGTAACTTTGTTGGCATTCGCTCCAGAACCTGATGTTTTACCTAAATCAAAGTACACATCGTTATCTATTCTTAAAGTAGTGCTACTTGTTTTGGATAGTAAGCACTCATAAATACCGCCACCGTTGCCGTCTGAGTCAACTACATTCGCTTTACTCAATTGAATCGCGTTAGGTAATGCGGTTAGTCCGAATCCCTCAATAACGCCACCTGGATAAGTTCCACTTACCAACAAAATAGAATAGTTTGTGTACGGTTCAGTTAGATTGATTGTTGTACCTACACCATTTGCGCCACCGTCGAACAATACCGTTGATTTATGTTCATTAGGAACTGTCCACTGTTGCTCAAGTCTGCCGTTTGTGATTGATCGTGTGTAAATCTTTTTAGAGTTATAAGGTGTGAAGTTAAATAGCTTGTTTGTATCATCTTTAACGAATACCGATAAATAACCCTCATAACTTTCAACGCTACCTGGTAAATCCGGCACTCTTGTTGCATAGTAATTACCAGCAGTTAAATATCCCAAATCGCCTTGCGCATTATTTAAGTTAACATGAATTGATTGACCATTCGCCTCTGTCATCTTATGTTGTTGCCAGCTCGTTGTTCCGAATTTATCATCTACATACTGCTTAGCTTGATTTAAAGCGTTGTTAGACGTTTCTTCAACAAATTGCTTAGTTAAGTTTCCATCATTCTTTTTATAAAACGGGTACCATGTGCCGTAGATTTTGTATTTTGTGTACTCATCGTTTGAATCGTCTGGGTACCATGTTGCACGAGCAGTATTATTATCAACAACATAAACAACTAACACACCAGATTTGCTTGATGTATAAGTTGATTCATCGAACGAAGAACCGTCATCAACACCATCTTGTCCAGGCTTCTCTAACGTGCCTATATCCGTCTTTTCTGGCGCATCTGTTGCATTAGTAATATGAATAATCCTAGATGTGTTAACTGCGCTTAAAACGCTATCTATGGACTGCTCATACGATTCAATTGCTTTACCGTAATCATCTGTAAGTTTAGACTTTTGCCAATTCGTTGTTGAATTACCTTTAACAAGGTCAGCGCCATTGATTTGTTGTTCAACTTCGTTAACACGTTCAAAAATCGCTTGCTCTTTTTCAACTATTTTATCGAATTCAGCTGTAACAGCTTGTGTTGCACTAGTTTGCGTCGCAGTAATAGCTTGTATAGCTTCGTTTTGCTTGATTTCGATTTGTTGAATGCCTTTTGTCGCACTATCATTCACTTTTGCTATTAACGTTTGTGTATCAGCCATATTTTGCTTTAATTGGTTAAAGTCTTTACCGACAGCTTCGATAGTATCTTGAATAGATTTGATATAAACAAGCTTTGTTATACCATCAAACCCACTAACTAAATCATTTTCAATATTGAAGCTAAATTGACGTTCAACAACAACATTATTACTCCCGTTTTGTGTAAAGAATGCCTGAGCATGCACCTTGCCTGAATGTTTTAAAAATTCATTCGGTATCACATACTGCAAACGCCCATTAATTGCGTCTACTATCGTTAATTCGTCTGAAATATAAGCGCCTCTATCTACGTTATAATCATCGGTTTTTAACACGATAGATGTTTTAACATGTTCAGAACTTATAGATAACGGTCTGTTATTCTTAGTTACTGCAAAATTTAAAACACCAGTTCCTCTATCTGATTCATAGAAACTGATGTTTGTGTCAATAATTGGATTATATTGTGATGTTGTTTGTAACTCGATTAAGTTATCGTCTTTCGAAAAATTATCTACTACCATTATTCAACCACCTTTCCCTCGAATAAACTCCATTTACCAACGCCACCAGTACCAAAGTTTCTAACTAAAAATTGATGTGCAGACGGGAAGTTATTACGTCTTAATACTTGTGTTGTGTTACCTGGTGTATTCGATTTTACTTCTAATATCCAACCTGCAATACCTTTAAAGTCTTTAGGAAAATCAGTAAATCGTTTTGATTCTTCAGTAGTGATATAGAAATCTAAACCAACGATTTTTAAATCTGATAATTTTGTAATACTCTTAGGGATATGTTCCCAATAACCGGCGTTTTGCGGACAGAAATTCCATGCTCCGTTGTTTTTCTTATTGAAAATGTCAATGACACGTTCGAATTTAAGCATATTTCTACCTGTGCTGTTTCTGGTAAGTACTTGTCTTAGAGCACCATTATAGTGTCCAGGCAGTACATCAAAGAACCAACCTGCATCTCTAAACGCTTTCGGTAACGGGAAATCTAACGCATTTTGTGTGTCTTGCGTATAGATATAGTAATGACCAACTTCCGTAATATCACTTAGATATGCTGGATTTTGTACTGGTAACGGTTTAACACGTCCGCCTGAATCAGTCATTGATACTTGAGGTGCGATGTTTTTTAAGAATTGGTTTACACCTCTTTGACCGATAGAATAAATTGAGTGATGTCTGTTGTTACCTGGTCCAATAGTTACCCCGATTAAAAGTGCTTTGCGTCCTGTTTCTAGATCGTAATACATGTCGAGACCCTCAGCCTCTTGGAAATCTCCTTTAAAGTTGTTATTCACACCGCCTATATCGATACGACGTTTAAATAACAATTCTTTCGTTTTGATATCGAAGCCTTGTAAGTAATTAGGATTAGCCGGATTTGAATCGCCAGTGTACCAGTATAAGATACCCGCATCATACGCAATACCCTGCATAGGTTGCGTTAATGAAGAATATTCCATCGGTATATCCATTTGATACAAGACTTTGTCTATACCTTTGTCGATATCGTCAACACTTCTTACTTCGATGAAGTTCAATGAATTTTTAGCTTGTTGTTCAGAAGTTTTATATTCACGTCTAAAAATCATTAAGTTTTCTATAGGATTATAAATTGCCGACGTATATCTATCGTTAAATACGTTTGGCATGACGTCTTGCATTTCGTTGCCATACGTCATTTCTCCACTTCTATATTTAAAGCGTACAAACTTGTTGTTTTTGTTACTGTCCAATACAGCTGAATAAATCCATAATTCTCCATCAATGTATCTATACGCATTGTGTGTACCGTGACCGCCATTTTTAACAAGCAATCTATCAATAAATTGTCCGTTAGGCTTCAATCTAGATAACATGTAATGATTGCCTGGACGCGCTTGTGTCATATAAATAATTTTTGTTCTAGGGTCTACCCAAAATGATTGCATTACTGCATTTGTATATGGCGATAAATCAGTGATAAATTCCGGTTCTTGCTCTTTTGGTTCGAATCGGTATTCTGTCGCTCGATATTCTTTATAGTGTTCATCTACAGCTTTCTCAACCTTTTTAGTGAAAGCATCTAGTGTTGAATAATCATGATACAAACGATCTTGCAATGTCTTATGACCATAACCTGTATTATCAATACGCGCGTCTTTTACTTCATTGATACCGTCGCCGTTATGGCCTAGAATCATATTGCTAAAACGGCCATTTAAATACGTTAAATAATCTTCAACACTGTCATTCAAGTATTTAATTTGTTTCGCTGAGTGTGCGTATATTTCTTCTTTTTGATGGTATATAAATATTTTCTCAAGTTTGCTCATGCCTTCATCTAACAAGCGATAGTTATACTCATGTTGAGCAACTATTTTCTGACCTGTCATTGAATGTAAACTTGTAATTAATCCGTAAGCCATTGGTTGCCTCCTTTAGTCGTAAAAACTGTAATAATCCTTGATTAACTCGTACATAATAACCTCGTGACCTTTTTCGTTAGGGTGTAAGCCGTCCTCCATGCTCGCTTTCCTAAAAGCTGGATTGTATGGCTTAAAGTAATCTGTGTGATATGCGTCAAACACTGGTACATCTAACTCACTACAAGCTAATATTTGAGCGTTTACATAGTCCTCAAGTGTTAACCCTAGTTTGTTTTTATCCGTATCTTTACGGCGTATCGTTGTACCACGCATAGGACATTGTCTAGTAGCTGTCATCACTAGTATTTTTGAGTCTGGATTATTCTTTCTAATAACTTCAATTGCAGAACAAAAGGCACCGTAAAACGTTTTTGTATCCGTTTTATCAGTGCCTATCGGTACGCCTGCCCAATAACCGTGTAACCAGTCATCATCAGTGCCTTGTAATATGATTAGGTCTCCTCTTATTTGCTCTGCTTGTCTATAAATGCTGTTTTCTACCGCTTCTTTACCTATTGGAACTGTTGCCATTGTTGCGCCACCTCTTGCAAGATTAGTCGTTTTGGCTTTCAATTTCTTGCCTAACATTTCTGTGAAATTAGTTTTTGCGTGCGACCCTCTAGCTACAGAGTCGCCAATCGTTCCAATTGATTTGATGTTTCTTATACTTGATTGACTAGTAAAGTCGTACATGATCGTACCATTAGCAGTTGTAACTGTTTTAGTATTCATCTTATCGACTTTAGCGTTTATTTTTTCATTCTGCTTAACCAATTCATTATTTATAGATAAACTTGCGTTAACTTTTGCGTTTAATGCTTTTAGTTCTTTAGATGGGTCGGATTTTGTAGATTTTACGCTTTTAACATAATTTGCAGCATCATGAACTGCTTTGTTATAACGATTACGCCTTGTAAAGTCTCCTAATACTACATCTTGCTTAGTGATATTATTGTACGCATCTCTATGTGTAGTGATTTCGACTATTCTCACTAAGTCGTTATATCCTATGGCAGAATCCACCACTCTAACAACATCACCTATTTTAGGGTTAGCTTCTAGGAAATGTTCACGTAACGCTACAAAGTCTAAGGAAATAGAAGCAGTGACACTTTTCTTTATCACTAGCTCCATTGCTTTTTTTAAACTATCTTCTTTTTTAATACGTCCATCAACAAGCGGTGGCGCTTCTCTTTTACCTATCAATTGTGCTAATGGATGAGTGAATTCAATTTGTAGTCCCGCTTCTGCAAAAGTCTGTTGTCCATCAAAATCACCATAACCTTTAATAAAGGTATAACATTTAGATGCATCTTCTTGTATTTTGACGTTATCAGCATTCACACCAGCTTTAATGTAATAATTGGCAAACTTAGATAATTCATCATACAAATGAAACGTTTTAGTCTTTGCATCGTATTCATATTCGAGATGATAACGCTCAAGTCCTTTTTTAAAGATTTCTAATCGTGTATCTCCTTTGCCTAATCCCTCGAATTTAGATGCATCTACTTTTGGATGTAATACATACTTATAACCCGTTCCTTTAAATACAGTATTGAAGAACTCAACGCCTGTAAAACTTTCGTTATACTCTTGGTAAATCCTAGAATTGTTAAGGTCATCAAGTTCTTTTTGCCTAGCTTTGATATCAAGCCTTATTTTTTCGCCAATAGTAGACTTATCAAGTATGACAATTACATATTCGTTGAAATCATCTTCACCTTCAACATGAGTGATCGTCCACATTTTAGTTATAGCACCTATTGCGTCAAACGTACTCGCGTTCTCGATAATAGTTAGATCCAAAGAACTATCTTCATTTAGCTTTTTACTTACCTTTGTACTAACATTAATAGCGTGCCCTACACCCTGTAGACTTTTTAATAAAATTGGCATAGGCTACTCCTTATCTAAAATATAATTTGTGTCTAAATGTAATTTGTTTCATTACTTTATTAGACTTGAATCGATTCCAGCCTGGATATAAAACCGGTTGTTCTAAAGTTTTATTAAAAGAATCTATATTTAAATAACCTCTATAGGTATGTTTACCGTCGAAGATTATTTTATCTCCGGCTTTTAAATCAACTTCCTTAATAACTGAGATATTTCCTTTATCTGTATAGAAAGTGAATCCCTCCTTATCATTAGCTTTAACATCTTCAGCTAACTCTATTTCAACAACATTAAACTGATTAAACTGTGTTAAAGGAACATCACCGTTATAATAAACTTCTCCTGAGTTAGTGTTGTAAAATGTCATTTGACGCCTCTTATCACCTTCGTTTGTAGGCAATCTATCAGGTACCGACCATTTTTCAGGGTCGTTATTACTTTCAAGATCAGTACTATAACCGACACTTTCAAAGTATGGTAGTTCGGTTGTTTCAAACGACAAAGAAAATTCCCCTGATGTTTGTGTTGTGTCAAAAGAAACTTCACTTACTAGTCCTACAAAAAGTTGTCGTCCATCAACATAATCAAGCTCAAATGCTTGTTTGTCTTTTGGTATATCTAATATATGCTCATACTTAATTGAATTGTCTGGTGTAGCTAATTCCCTTAAATAAAAACGTCCAGCAAATAGTGCTTGGACGTCTGACTTTAAATGTGAAGCATAAGCAATTTTAGATACTTTATACCTTATCTTAAGCTCTACTTTTTTAAGTTCTTCTTTAGCGTAATTATGAAATCTACCATCAATACCCTCTATATCAGAATAGTTACGATGATATCCTGCGCCTGTAACGTTATATTCAACTACTTCCAAGTGATTATAAGTGAAAGGATTGTCACTGACGCGATACTGCGAACCATTCCTTATTACTTCTATATCGTGCGCTATCAACTAACAAACCTCCCTTATAATAAGTTGAAACTTCCGTCTATAGCGTTCATGTCATCAATGCGTGATTTAATTAAATCAAGGTCGCCCTCATTTCTAATCGTTACATTCACAATGGGTCTATTATTTTCTTTTAAGCTATGTTGAACATCGCTAGTCATGTGTCTGTCTATAGAAGTACTTACAGGATCTACTATACTATCTGTCAAAGTAGAGGATAGCTCTTTATTAAAGGCACTGCCAAAGTCTGTAGCAATTACTTTTGCTTGCGATACCGCTAAACCTTTACCTAAGCTACTACCTCCACCGTGTCCACTTACGAATGAAGTTACAGAGTCCCAAGCTGATGAAATCGCATCGCCTACCGCGCTGACTACTTTGTGCGCAGCATTGGCTACACCCTCAGCTACTTTGCTGATTAATTCCGCTCCGGCATTTAAGAAATCACTGAAGAAACTTTTAATCTTACCAAGTGCATCACTCATACCGTCACCTACATTTGAGACAACTCTTTTAAACCCATCAGCTACTTTACTCGCGAAACTTGTAACTGTATTCCAAATGTTAGAAACCCATTCAGAACCTTTTGTGATAATAAAGTTTAGCGCTTGTCCCATTTTTTCAGCTATGCTCGAAGCAACTCGACTAAACCAGCTTGTAACACTATTCCAAATATTACTAACAAAATTAGTGATCGTACTCCATATTTGTGACCAACTTGTACCAAACATTGATAACGCTCGATTCATTACGCCTGTTAAAAAGCCAATAATTGAATCCCAAACTGATTGCATGTATTGCCAAATCGTATCAAGTACATTGGTAATCGTAGTTTTAATTGTCTCCCAAGCACCTGAGAAGTCGCCAGTAAGCAACTGTATTAAAGCAGTAAACAAGCCTACTATGATTTGGACTGCTACTGATATTACTGTTCCTATGGCTTGGAACGCAATTGTAATTAACGTCCATAAACCTTGTATGATATTCATAACGTTTGTGATGATACCTATGACTAAAACGCCTAAAACTTGCATGAATATTTGACCTAACATTTGTAAAATAGGCATGATTGGTTGCAACGTTGATTGAATTTTGCCCCACAATTGAGTTAACCAATCAACGACGCCCTGAATCGCACCAGAAACGGCTGTTTTGATACCGTTCCAAGCTTCGGTTATTGTTTTTCTGAAATTCTCGTTTGTTTTCCATAAATAAACAAGAATGCCAATGAATGCGCCAATCACTGCGACGACTGCTAATATTGGCCAAGAAATACTTGTGAAAGCACCAGCCAATAAACCAAACGCTTTACTTACCAACCCAGTTATTCTAGTTAAATCCAGTATTCTTTTGACAACATTCAATAAAGTCATACCAAACACATTACTTAATACACTGCTAACAGCTGCAATCGGAGCCATTAAAGCCCAAAATACGCCACCTAAAATACCCATAACACCGATAATCTGAGCGACTGCTGGGTGTGTTTCAAATAGTTTGGCGATAAATCCAGCTAAATTAGTAATGAAATCTAGTAATTTACTAGCTATAGGAGCCATTGCAGTACCAAATGCCACTAACGCTTTTACGATATTACCGATTAACTGCATAATTGTTGGCCCATTCTCTTGAACATAACTTATAAAGTCTTTAAACCCTTGTGATTGACCTACTTGTTCTGACCAGGCTCTGAATTGAGAGGTTAACTTAACCAACCAATCAAATATATTTGAACTGTTTTGTCCAAAAGCAATCATTAAATTGCCAATTCCAGAAAATACATTACCAAATATTTGCCCTAATTTAGGTAAGTTTGTCTTTGTATACTCGATAAATGCTTGTATCGCATTTTGTCCAGCTACGCTATTAGCCCAGTTTTGGAATTTTTGGCCTAAACTATCCAATCCATTAGCCACCCACAAGAATAATGGTGCTAATTGAGTAAATACATTCACTAATCCATCTCCAAAACGTCCTGCCGCGCTTAACAAAGCATCAAATGCCTTAACACCCGTTGTATTCATTATGTTGAAAAACTTTTGTGCTGTTTGGCTATTCTGAGCCCATTTCAACACTTTCTGAGAAGCTTGTTCCATAGATTGAGCTACACCGTAGATAAAAGGTTTCAGCGCGATTAATGCTGTTTTAATAGTGTTTAAACCATTAGCTAATGTATTGAATATTTGAGCTTGGTTCTGTTTAATAATATCTTGCCAAGTCGATTTAACGCCATTTAAAGCTGATTGGTAAGCTTGTGTTTCTTTAGTTACTTGTAACGTTCCATCTTTGAGCATTTTAATAGCACTAATTGCCATTACACCAAATGCTACTGCACCTGCACCAGCAATACTGAATGCACCAGCTAATCCTAGAACGCCACCACCTAATACACCAACCGCATTAAGTACCGCCATTATTGCAGGTACTAAGCCAGCAATTACTGGTATCAATGCTTGTATACTAGCAATCATTAAACCTTTAACTTGTTGCGCAAAAATTGTACCAAACGTACGAATTTTAGTAGCTAGCGCGTCCATTTTTTTACCGTAATCTTCCAATGCGTTATTAAGTTTGCCCCAAATACTACTTGTTCCATTAACTTCCTTTCTCATAATTTGACCAATTCTTCCAAAAGAACGTTTAACTGCTCCTTCAACTTCGTTGAATTCTTTTGTGAATTTATTACCTAACTTCCATCTACTAGAATCAACATCAAAACTGTGCTTATTAAGATCTATCAAATCCTCTTTGAATCCTTTAACCGCCATTTTTGCGGCGCTAGCATCTAAGTCTAGCTTCACAACGTGTTTTCTCCAAGCTTCAACAGTAGCTTTAGTAGTCTTGTATTTAGCCATTAACTCAGCGTCACTTAACTTTAAATCTACTTTGTGTTGCTTGAATCGTTCTGCTTGTGCTTTTGCGCGTTCTAAATTTGCTTTATACTCTTCTGTTTTCATGAATAATTTAACATCATGTCCTCGCCACTTTTGCGCCATAGCTTTAGCACGTTGCATAGCTCTTTGGAATTTTGATATATCCGCCTTTACGTCTGTTTCGATATTATTGGGAACAGATGTTTTCGCTAATCGCTGAGCTTTTCTCACGTTGTTTTGAAAGTCTCTAATATTGGCCATAATCTTTGCCATAAAATGAGTATCCAAAAGCTAACCTCCTTTCGATTCAAGGAATTTTCTTGTACCTTCTTTGAAGAGTTCACGTCTTCTTTTTTCTTCTTCTAATCTAACTTTTTGTACACGAGCATAGCTACCAGGTTCTCTTATTTCGTAACGTTGTTTCTCAATGTCACGAATCATACTAGTTAGCCTCTTAGAAGCTTGTACTAAGCCGTTAGCTTGCGCTTGTTCAATTAATAATTGTCTTTGATCTAGGTACCTATCCTGACCACCAATAAGCCAATCACGCCATTCAGCAGGTGTTAGTGCTAACAATTCATGTTCAGGGATATATCCTAAATATCTAGCTGTCAGTTGCCTTATTTTTGAGTAATCGTGTAAGGTTCTGCGCCCATGATTTCCTTGTAATTCTCTTTCATCATTTCTATGCCTGCTTTCGTCATTTCTTTGTCCTCGCTTTTGGCCATATTCGGTGCTTTGTTCAATGTCATCCAGTACGAGCGACTCTCCCTCTTGAAAAAACCACTATTGTTAAGTTTGTCCAAAGCCCCTTGTAATAACGGCAAAGTATCCTCGTTTTCAGTGATGAAATCATCAATTGCTTTTTCTAATTGTTCTCGAGTTGGTGGGTTTTTTAAATAAGCAGTAGCACATTCCCAAAATTGTAAAATCGCTTTGTTTCTAGATTCTAGCAAACCGTTAAAGATAACATTGAATCCTGGCATTGCTCCTTTTCTCCCATCTTCGCTATCTTCTGAGAATTTTTCAGCTTTTCGGTCAAATGCAAATGTTACTTTTGCTTCTACTTCGTAATCTTTTTCTCCGTCATTAATTTTTAATGTTGTAATTGGATTAAATTCAGTCAAAATATATACCTCTTTTCAATTTTTTATAAAAAAATAGGGAGCTTTCGCCCCCTTGATCTATTAGTTTACATAGAATGGTCTTCCGTGTGTGAATCAGATACAACACTAGCTTTCTTTTGATTCTCGAATGTTCCGACTTTTTCGCCGAATTTTTCGTATTCAACTGTAGGCGCACCTGCAGCTTCAAACCACTCTTTCGGCAAGTTATCTTCAGCACCTTCTGCTGTATTCCATTTAACTTTTAATGATAGTTCGATTTTGTCACTTTCATCATCAAACGACATTTCAAATGATTCTGGAACAACATAACCAAACATTCCGTGATGTTTACCGTCTGCACGTTTATTACGCTCATAAAGCCATATACGCAACTGTCCACCTGTTTGTACAGCGTGTTTCACTGCTTCAATTCCTTTATCTCCAGGCACATTACCAATTGTTAATTTAAATGATTCTGACATTGCATTGGGAGAATAGTCCGTTTTACCGCCTCGTACTATTTCAGCTAAATCATTTTCAATCGTATGTCCACCTTCTTGTAAGTCAGCTAATAATAAAGATTCTACTGGATCTAAGTCAGTTTCAGCTGGACGTACAACTGCTAAATAGTTTTTTTGCGCCATTTAATACACTCCTTCGTTTTTCTTTTTATGTCTGTACTTAAATAAAAGACGTATCGTGCCATGCTTAGTAAACCTGTCTATATCAGGGAATACTGCTTGACTATCGATACGGCTATATTGGAATTCGTAATTTTCTATCTCTATAGTCCTGTTTAGCACATAGCCTATTGCTCTTAAAATGAGCTTAGCCTCGTATTGTGTAGCGAACTGTGAATACACATGTATGACAATACCAACTGTTTCTCTCATTGTTGCACTAGATTCGTTGTTAGTGACGTTTGATTCACCCACAACAATATATGGGTAAACAGCGTCATCTTGAACAATGTCAAAGACCCTATCACCAACTATTTTGTTAATGTTAGGGTCTGAGATTAATCTTTTATATATTTGATTTGTAAGTTCAGGTTCAACTGATACCCACATATTTAACCACCTCTATGAAAAATACTGCTCGAATGTCTTGCGTCCTGCGTCAATTGCAGGGTTCCAAAACGGCTGTGGCGCTTGTCCTTTAGTAGTATGCCATTTACCGTTAGCGTCTTTATAACTCCACGGTATCTTTTTAGCGCGACTACCTTTAGTGGCATAAATACCTGTGCCGTACTCAACATAAACACTATATTCTGCACCTACATTGATAACTCCTGTTAGACCGTTGTTCTCAAACCGAAAGTCTATACTTTCTTTCAAAAATCCTAAGTCAGCAGGAGCTAATGCTACAGCAGTGTTATATATCTTCATCGTTGTTTTAGCGATACCTTTTTTAACCCACTCTTCTATTTTCTTATCGAACTTATCCAATTCAACAACCATGCTATCAGCACCGTACTTAACTTTTGCCATATGGCACCTGCTTAAGTCGTAGTAACTTAATTTCATGTTGTCCGCCCTGATCTACAGAATCACCTTCAATACTAAAGATTCTACCCTCATACTCAAATAAATTGTTTTTAGATATTGGCAAGTCATAAGGTACATATAGGTTTCTGTCATATTCTTGTGACATTTGATGAAATTTTAGTTGTTCAGATGTAGTAGGCGTATCCATAAATCCTTTAATTGTTTTATCGCTTACAAAGCGCTCTTGTATAATTGGATACTCTCCTACTTTTTTGATACTTCCAATAGAAATAGTGTGAGGGAATTCGTCGTATGGGTTAAACACAAACAACACCTCTACCTTATTGGTTTAAACGGATGAAACTTTGCTCGTTTATACCTGTTTAATACTCCACTAATGTAATCAGGGACACCATCGTTATAAGTGTACGACACTGTCCCCATACTTCTTGACTTTAAATTCTTTTTAACTTCAGGTCGTTGATAATACTCTAGGACGTCTGCGACATACTTTTTGATTGAGTAAGGATAAATGACTTGACCATCTTTCATAAAATCATTGTTTGTTATATCCCTAACATCTTCTAGTATTCCGTCAACTTCCATCTTAAATATTTCTTCTTCATCACTTTTAACTTCCACTCCATTTTTCTTGAGTAAAAGTTTAACATCTTCATAAAGAGTCATTTTTATCACTCGCTCTTATCAGACGTAGTACGGCGTGATTTAACCTCTTTGTAACCGACAAGACTGTAATAAGAGTCAAATGCCTTCTTTGTAACAGTAATAGTCATATTGTCTTTTTTTACCTTAATCTCTTCTGCAGGATTAGCCATCATATCTCCTCCTATTCAGTTGGTTTAAGCGTTGCGAACGCTTCTGGTTTAACGTTCATGTATGCAATATGCATCGTCGCACGTAAAGCGAACATATCACGTTCAAATAATGATACTGGTTGGCCAGAAGCATCTGATGCTTGTAACGTCGTTAACGTGGCATCTTCAGAAATTGCATACTCAATACCTTGTAAGATACCGTAACGTGCGTAATCCCAATCACCCATTAGTGCTAACGATTTCTTTTTGTCGTATACATCCGCTCCAGTATAAGATAGTGGTAATCCCATAATCTCGTTCCCGTTAGCATCAAATAATGGTCTGTCATTAGCATCTAAAGCATTACGCATTTTACTTCTGAATGAACGTGTAGTTAATACTCCGTTTGGATCTAACTCTTCATCTTCAATAGTAGCCATTAATGCCGAAAGGTCTACGTATAAATTATTAGTATCTGTAACAACGTTACCTTTCTCTTCTGCGCCTTCAACAAGCGGTTTACCACTAGTTGAAGTGTTGTAAGGTGATTTAGTACCAAAGATAACAGCTTGGTCAAACGCTTTGTAAAACGCCTCTGCAATTAGTGGTTTAACCTCATTAAAGAAATCTTTTGCAGTCCATTTAAGAAACTCTTTTGATAACGGAATAATTACACCAATTTTCTTAGCTTCCATTTCTGCTTGTGCATATTCAGGCTTAGAAGTTTGAATACGTTCCGTTTCTGATACCCAGTAGGCGCCTACACCTTTTGCTAAGTAAGTAAATTTTTTCTTTTGTGCTGTCATTGGCTCATTTTTAGCTAATTTCATAATTGCTGAATTAGCCATAATGTCTTTCATGATTAAAGTACCTTGTTCTGCTGGAATAACGCCGTTTTTAAAATCCGATAAAATAACATTGCCTGGCGTGTATGTTGGAGTTGCCATATTTTATTACCTCACTTTATTTTCTAATATTGATTTCTTTCGCCATTTCTTCAATGGACTTTACATTTGAAGGGTCTAAATCTTGATTTCGTGATTCTTTAACATCTCTTCCACTCGATTTAAATTTAGACTCAACACCTTTTTGAACATACTTGTCAAAGGTTTCTTTTAAAGCTTTTAAGTTTTGCTCAGTATCTTCATCAGAATCGCCTAAAAATCTATCAACTAAGGATGTTGGTAAATTTAGTTCCTGCGCTTTACCTAGCGCGTTACTTCTTAACTTCTCACGTTTTGCCTCTGCGTCGCGTTTTTCTAACTCTTGTTCAAGAGCACTAATACGTTTTTGTTCTTCTGATTGCTCAGGATTACGCTTCCGTACTTCTTGTTCGATTAGATCCTCAAGATTTTTCTCTTTCCATGATTCTAATCCTTTCGAATGATAACGATCTAATTCAGGTTGAATGAATCGTTTACCTTCTTCTGTATCTAAAAAGCCTTTAACGTCATCAACAGACACCGTCTTAAGTCCGTTTAGATAATCTTTTACTTCTTTATCGTCTTTGTGTTCTTCAAAAAAAGACTTAACTTCTTCGATATTCATATATCAAAACTCCTTTTTGCCCTTCGCGTACCCTAACAGTCCGAAAAGTGCATAATAAAAAGCAGTTTAACGACATGCTAAGGTCGATAGGTGCATTATTTCTTTTTCCTCTTGTGTTTTTCCCACTCACGATAATTCATGAATGGTATAACTTCATTTTCACTATTATCATTACGCACTCTCATCACAGTGGGTAATTCATCCTCATCAATGTAATAAAGTAATTTACAACGACAGTTGATATTTTCTTTCGCACTGTTAACACCGATAAATAGCTTTGGCGCTTGTCCAACGCACCCACTTGATTGAAAGTTTTGGTCTATTTCTACAGATTCACCATCTAAATGGCGATGAGTATCGCGTGTACGTGTATCTTTGGTAGCATGCCAACGTTTCTTCATCTTCAAACCGTTATCTTTAGCAACCATTGCGCTATCAAGTCCAGCTTGTGACATTGCTCTGCCTGCTTCTGTACGAGCCACACGCAATGATTGAGCTTTAGACATGCCGATATCATCGCGTATTGCTTTTGCTATCTTAGAGTAACCCTCTCCACTCATAATACCTTGTGTAATGTGCATACGTATCTTTTTCAATACTTCATCACGATGTTTTTGTAGTGTTGGCATTAAACGAATGAACTCAATAGGTTGTTCAATAGCTGATTTGATTACCTCTTTACTCGGAACATCAAACTGCATAGATGTTTGACTCGCCATTTCATATAAATAAAGGCTCATAAGGAATTTTTCTATATAAGCATCTTCTTGTGACTTCTGAATCATCTTAGCTACTTGCCTATAGTCATCAGTCAACATTGTACCTATACGAGTTAACTCCTTATTGAGCCTGTTGTATTTATTGAATTCAGTCCATGTAACATACACATCATCATTTTGATATTTCTCAAACATATCTGCGATGATTTGTTTTATCTCTTTAAGTCGATTAGCAAATAGTTGTTCTATTGGTTTTTCTGCTTTAGAGATTAAACCCTCGATATACTCATCAATATCATTCTGATTGGTTATTTTGGGATTTGTCATTTGCGTCACCTTCATCTATGTCAGGTAATTTGTCATTAAATTCAAGACTTTCTTTTTCCATTTCGTCTAATTCGTAATCAACATCATCAACTAGTTGTGATTGTCCTAACCTTGTTCGTTCTGAAACTTGTCCCTTCAGGTTAATTAGCACTTGTGATTCTTCTAACTTATTAACTGGAATGTTACGAGTGAACTTAAATATCAGGTTTAAATAACTATCATCATCCAAGTTGTACCCTTTACGCTTTAATGCAGATAAAATAACTTTGAATTGATACCTCAACATAGCTGTCATCTTACGCTCAAACGTCATACACTTGTTCTCTAAAGCCATAAGTTTAAGTTTCATTCCAATGATAGGTACATTTCCGTTAAACTCGTCAGAATTAAAGTTTACTGACTTTGCAAAACGCATGATATTCTTTTCGATTCGATCTAAATGGTTCTCAATCATTGTGTCATTTACATCTTTTGTTAAGTATTTAACGTCCATATCTTTGTCGAACAACTCAAATGCGCCACTCTTTTGTGTTTCTTGAATCATTTCTTCACTCATACCCATACCGCGTAACACAAGGTATGCTAAACGTGTCTGACTAATCTCACTTGATGCATCGCTCATTGTTAAATCATATGCGTCAATTAAGTGAATAATCTTTTCAGCATCTCCTATCATCTCTTTGTTGTTAGGTACACCAAACAATGGATTGTAATCAAATAAATGTTCATATCGTCCAACTTCTTGCAAAGCGTCAATACCTTCTCCTCGAAATACATAATAATAAGTATTATCGTAAAACTCTGCGTACACATAATCAGTGCCATTATCATCATCTTTTTCATAAAAGTAGCGCAATGAGTATGTAGGTTCTAAAATATTGTCGCCAACAAAAATAACATTATAGGGATCTATATTCTTAATCCTAATATCACCATTCGTATCAATATATGCTAACCTAGCACCATATCCGCAAATTGCTGCCATTTTACCTATTTCAGAATCCTCATCATCAACACTATTTCTAATGGCAAAGTTGGTTATAAACTTTTTCAACTTTTCGTTTTTTTCTGCGTTTTCATCTAAATCATAAGTAACAGGAACACCATGTAAATAACCAACACGTGTATCAACAATTTCGCTGTCAAAAGAGTTGTTAAGTTTGTTATTAACAGACACGTCTAATCGCCTTACATTTCCACCAGTTTCAAAATCTTCTTTTTCTTCAATTGGTCGACGTTTGAATATTGGTACATAGTCAATATGTGTCTTGTATCTATTATAGAGATTAACCATTCTCTCTCTATCGTCTTTATGTGACTCTATTAGAGCCTCAATATGCTTAGGCAATATTCCTTGTGCTTCAATATCATCTATTAACTTATACAATGTCATTTCCCCCTCCTTAATCGTTCAGGTTTAGTATGTGTGTATATGGCATATCTTAACGAGTCCAACACGTCATCAAATTCTTTTATAGGCTCTCCGTTTGTAGGGTGCCAAACATATTTAAATACCTCTTGCTTAAACCTATCCATATTATCATAAAGAACAAGTAACTTGTTTTGTTTGAACAACTTAGCAACTTCCTCTACACCCGATAGTTTACTTTTATCAGCGTTAATTGCACGTAATCTATGTCTTCTAAATTCAGTGATGTATTCAGGTCGTGCAGTATCGCAGTAAAAATTAATATTGCCATATCTACTTACAATATCTTTTGCAATAACCACCCAATCATCAATAAACTTAAATTGGTGTGCGTGCTCCTCAATAAAATAAAAGTTACCATCTATACCTCGTCCTATTAACACAATAGATCCATAGTGCTCGTAACCCCAGTCGACACCAGCAAAGTATTCTTTGATAGGTATGTCGTCCAGTTCATCTGCTTTAATCGTATTCTCATTCAAATCAAAGTCGGCATATACTACACCGTCACCAGACACCCACATACCGTTGATATTACGTTCATAGAACATACCTGATGGTGTTGAAGCCTTAATAGACTCTTTATATCTATCATTAAGAAAGTTATTGTCATCGAGCTTAAATTGGTGACTCAGTATACCTGCTTTAGGATCTGTATTTTCAATATAATCTTTCAACAACCAATGCTCGGGATGGTCAGGGTTGGTATCTACCAATATTCTTGCACCAGTTCCACTACAACGTGACTTAATCTCGTCAAACACCTCTTCATGCGCTAACGACGCTTCATTGATATATGCACCAAACGATGTCATACCACGTATAGCTCCTATACCACTTACTTTACTGTGACCTGTCTGAACCACTTGAACGCCAAATAACATGAATGAATTATATTTATCAAAATTAAACTCAATGCCATATTTGTTAGTTAACTCTATTAGTACGTTTTTTTGAATCGTACCTAATGTTGCACCAGCAAGTATATATTGAGGTGTCTCAATTCCTTCTTCGTCTGCTATCTTTCGCACACGCATTAACTCACGTAAAAATAAGTCATTGTTTAATATTGTTTTACCTGTACGCTTTGCTCCGTGATTAATTAACATAAACCAATCTCGTTTTTGCGTTTGCTTCAATATTTCAATTTGTTTGTCCGTATATAAAGATTTAAGTTTATTCATTGACGATCACTTCCGTTATTGCGTCGTGAAGTTGTTTGATTTTATCTTCTGTTCCACTGTCACCTTTATCTATTTGTTCAATCTTCTTCTCAAGCATCTTAATTTCAGTTTCTATTTTCTTGTTAGCTAAAACTTCGTTACCTAACGTCATTCTATTCATACCATCTAAACTAGCGAGGAATGCATCAGCTGTCGCTTTCTTCACTCCCTCTATTTCAATGTCATTCTTAGCTACATTCTTTAGCCACTCATATTCTTCAAAGGCCTTTTGGCGTGTCCATTTTGATTGTTCAGCTACTTCTTGACGCAATTTTTCGTACCTTCCGGAAACCTTCCGATTTTTAAAAAGTGTACTCGCTTCTTTATCTAGATATTCCCCACTCTTACCTTTAGTCGAATACCCTGCGTCAATATATGCTTTCCGTTGGCTCTTGCCCTCTATGAGTCCTAGCACAAACTTTTCTTGCTTCGGTGTTAATTTAATCAATTGTTTTCACTGTATCACACGCCTTTACGTTAATTACTCTAGTTATTTTAAATACAAAAATGCCCCTACATCTTGTGCAGGAGCTTCGTTCAATAAATGTGAAAGGAGGAAAATAGTTATGACTCAAAATGCAAGAATTAAACTACCCACCATATAGGCAGGTAGTAAGTGATTAATAGCGTAACATATCAACTTTTATATGTTTGTCACTTCTCAATCACATCGATGAGAACATCTAATGTGGCTATTACCCCACGTCTTAAGATAATTCTTACAATATCATAATATCTCGTTTTAGGTGTCAAAAACTGTCATTTTACTGTCAATTTTAGTATTCCCCTAATTCTTCGGCTAGTTTAGAGACTATTTTCTTCTTGATTCTATGCGCTGTACTTTCAGAGATGTGTATGTCATAACAAACCACAATTAAAGTCTTTTTATTAAAATAATACTCTTGAATGAATTCCCGTTCTTTCCTACTTGATGTGTTAATTATACGTTCAATCGCACTCTTAAACTCAAGAATTTTACCTCTTCGTATACTACAAAGATAATTAGTTACTGCCATTTCTGTTTTCGATGTATTAGACGGTACAAACTCCCCGCCTATATTTGTATCTGTTGGAATCCACGGTGTCATTATTTCACTTCTTAAATCTTCGAGTTGCTTATGATAATTAGGATAATCACACAACTCATCTTCTAACTTTCGAACTGTTGATAATTTTAATCCGTATTTCTTTTTAGTCATGAATACCCTCCGTACAAATATGTTTAATCTTCAAAGTGTCTCAATCTACTTCTTAATATCTCTATCTCTCGCTCTTTAACTTTCACATCGCCTTTTAACTGTTCAGCTTGCAACATTACACCAAACAATAAGATGACTAGTAATATAATTGCTATGATGAACCACATCATCTATTCAATCACCTCTAAATTCGGCTTATATTTTAATACACGACCACTCAGAAATTCAGCATCTATTTTAGCTAAAAATAAATTGTCATATGATTTAGCTTCAAAAACATTGCTAGTTGTAGTAAGTGTTATCATTTTCGAAAATGCTCCTGTATATTCTTCTTGTAAATACACACCATCATATAACTCAACAATATATTCGATTGGTCTGTTTTCTTTCTTATAATTTTCAAATAATTTTTCATTCCTTTTTATGTCATGCTTTAATTCATCAATCTTCTCCCTCACTTCAATTTTGTCTGTATATATTACATAAAGTAATGTAATTAATATAAGGATACCGATAGCAACTATTTCCCACATCATCTACTCTGACACCTCCGCCCTCATCAAATCAGACTGATCACTAAACTTTGCGAAGTCACTCGGCTCCTCTACATCATCATTAGCCGTCATCATAATATATACTTGCTCCGTTACATACTTACCTAGCTCATACATTGCTAGTAAGAATATTAGTCTTAGTATTTGTTTAATCATTTCCCACACTCCCTTATATTTTCAAACAACTGACCTAATTTAATAACTGCATCTCTTTTAACTTGCGCCTCGTACTTCTCTTTCGCTTCTTCTTTACTCTCTGCCTCAACAACTATAAACCTTTGATTGCTCTTAGCTCGAGTTATGTGTGTATGCTTGCGTCCTGTTGAATCTTTGAATGTCGTGACTAAGTATTGCGTCACTTCCCCAAAACCTCCTTAACTCGATCTAAGATGTCTTTACACTCCGCTACTTCCGAAGCCTTTTGCTCCACGTTCTGAAACACTTTCGAATTCCTCCACTTGCTTTAGTTCCGGTGTCCATATAGGCACGATAACCAATTGAGCTAGTTTATCGCCTTTGTTGATTTGGTAAACTCTTCTTATGTCTCTTCCATCTTGTACATAGTTACCTTTTATATCTAAAATGCTTATTAATCCATCTTCTAATTCAGCGTCTATATCATCATATAAAAAGGGTATTCCATCACGTTCTTCATCATTCTTGATATTAATCCCTAAATTGCCATGATATCCCGCGTCTATCTTGCCTGTTTCAATCACTAAATACGTTTTACTACTTACACCACTACGACTAGTTAATAGTCCGACATAGCCCTCTGGTATACTCACAGCTACATCTGTTTTGATCACTGCTTTTTCTTGTGGTTCGAGTACGACAGTTTCAGCTGAGAATATGTCATAACCTGCATCCGTCTTATGATTTCGTTCGGGCATTCTAGCATTTTTTGATAATAGTTTTACTTGTAATGTGTTAGTCATTTTCCTATTCCTCCTCATATTTATAGACAACTTGACCTGCCATAATCCCTACTGCTTCATCAAGTTCAATACCTTCTTTAACTGAATGTTGAATAGCATTTGTCATTCCCTCAAGTATTTCATCAAACGCTTGCGCTTTCTTATACACGTCCTCAATCTCTTTTAGCAACCCCTCTGTGTCATTACCGTTATACGCACTAGCACTAATAACGGACTGTTCGATTTTTTCGCGATTATTCATTTGTGTCATCCTCCATAAAAATTTTATTGTTTAATTCCATTCCGAATTTAACTCTTTCATCATCGTTACCGAATTTGTTTATTAAATCTCTTTCAACGCTCTTGCAATACCTATCCCATGCGCTTGCTTTCTTCTCCAGTTCTTTGTTACAATCTCGTAACTTCGCTATAACCCCAATAAGCTCATATCGTTGCTTCTTGTACTCATCACGTTGTTTTCTCATCTTCTTCAACCTAGCGTCCATTACGCTTAGTTGGAACCCTGTTTCATAGTTCATTCTACCAATCTCCCATCTTTCCAAATTAATGTCATAGTTAGGCCGTCGTTCAAGATGTAGAATGCTTTGGTAGGGAAAAACGTGTTCTCTAAACGTTCGTTGATACTAATACTTGTGTGTAACGCTGACATATAGGCTCCCTCTTGAAGCTCGTACACTTCAAACAACCTATCAAATACTGTATCTTCTGTGATTTCCTCTTCAACTTCAACTATGAAAGGAGTATCAATTGGAATAAAACTTGATATCGAACACGTATTTGTATTTCGTTGAAAACGAACGAATCCATTACTAAAAACTTTTGCAAGAAAAATTTTTCCTTTTGATAGCTCCGGATTTTCTCGCGCCCACTTAATTAATTCATCTAGTCTCATTTCTTTTTTAACTTTGATTTTCATTTTTACATCTCCTTAAAATAAAGTTAGTTGCTTCTGTTCCTCATATTCCAAACCATGTTGCTTTATATATATTTCGAGCTCTTCCGCTGTATCAAATGTCTTTTTCACGCCTTGCCAACCTGGTACGATATGCCCATGAAAGTAATAAGTGCCGTTTACTACATGGATATGCGCCACTCGCTCGTTATCCTGATACAGATATCTCTTAGATCCGAAAAATTGGTTTAAGTATTCTTTGCGTGCGTTATCTGTCATGGTCATTACTCCCACAAGTCAAACACTCTATCTACATAAAACTTCGCTTTTGCCATATCCTCATGACCATTCTTTAACGGTGCTCTAGACAAGTATTTGATTGCATTACCTATTGCAAATGCTAATTGTGGTGGATACTGTGCCGTTACTTGTTCAATAAAATCTATAATTTCAATATCGCCGTATGTGTAATGTGCTGGTTGCTTAACATTGTCTTGCGTTTCATTCATATCTACTTTTCTGTTACTGATTATGCTCATTATGCTTCACTCCATTTCTTGAACATTTGGTTATAAGTGACATCGAACCAGTACGGATCACGTGAATGTTTTTGTGGTACATTAAACAAATGTGGTTTCCTCTTACGTAGTTCAACCTCTTTACGTCGTTGCCTAGCTATTTCACGTTCTTTGCTCTCTCGTTGCATAATTCTGGATAATACGATTTCTTTATACTCAGCTAAGCGCATGCCATAAGGTGCGTTTAAGGCTTCTAACAACGCCCAGCCACCACGTACTCTTTTTGCAACCATTCCAGGAGTTAACCCGTTCTTTTTTATCAATTCATTTTCATGTTCGGTAAATTTATATGGTTTACCGTTAATCTTCACGACACTCATTTATTCCACCTCTACATTTACATTTCTAATTTTTAAATTGTCATACTCTAGTAATTCGTCTGGATTGTTATATAAGTAATCTGCCAGCGCTTCTTTTTCGATATCCACATCATCAAAATACTGATATTCAACTTCTGTAGGTATCCTTATATCAATCGTTGCGTTTATATATGCTTGCTGTTGCATTAGATCACTTCCTCAACTCGCATGATTATTTTTGGTTCTAGTCCATAACGCTTTGAGCTAGTTATTTCTGTAATTTGGTTATCGTCTTTCCACACATGACCATTACATGCGTCTAATACTGTTTTAATTAAGTTATCGATATCCGGCTTAGTCACTTTATACTGTCCAACCATTTCACTTTTCTTTTTCTTCGACCATGATTTAAGTAATGGAAAGTAAAAGTCTAATTCGATTTTTAGTGCGCGCTCTAGATTTAACTTAGGCATTTGCCCTTGTATATACGCTTTATGATTTGTATAAGCTGTTGGCATGTATGTTTGAACAAATCTACCTGTATTACGAAAGCGTGGACGAGGCGAGCCCATAGGTGCCTCGAACGTTTCGTTAAATTTAATTTCTATTTCCATGTGCCACCTCTAAATATCAAATATCGTTGCTTGTAACCCTAGCTCTTGCTCATATAAAAGCCCGTGAGCGCCTTTGAATCGTTTTAGGTCACTATCAGCCATGATTTTCTTTTCGTCGCTGAAATGGGCTCCTGTGAGCGAATAAACTTCATTTACGTTGTCTTTATACTTGATGACCTTAATATCTTCCGTGCCATCTTCTCGGTATAAGTAATATTTTTCTTTCGGCATTTTTAACACTCCTTAATATTCGACGACAGCGGGGCGTGTGTGACGTTCTGCAAGTTTTTGGATAAATAGGTCATATAACTTGTTTTCGTCTCCCTGTGCCTCGTCTATGAGTTTCTGAGCGTACACATCTGAACACTCAAGTTTAGTTTTTAAAAATTCTTTGGTAATCATAGTTTTAAACCTCTAGTCCTGTAATCTTGACCGTCCATCTCGATAAGCGTTGTGTTGCTCATGATTCTGCTGAATATACGTTGTAAGTCTTTGTTTTTTGTCATTTCTTTCTCGTCTAAGTTGGTAGTAAAGATATTGTGTTTGCCTATTCTACTTTCGATAAGCTCAAACATCTTACTAGTAGCGAATTCGTTCATGTTGATACCGTAGTCATCGAATACCATTAAATCGACATCACTTATAATTTGAGCCAATTCCTGTTCAGTCATAGCAGTTTGGTTGTTATAAGTGTTTTTAATTGTTGATATCAATTGAGGTACGTTCATATATAGCACTGTGTAGCCTTTAGCTTTAACTGATTTAACAATACTCATTGATAAGTGTGATTTACCTGTACCAAATGAGCCTTGAATTAGTAGCGATTGTTTATTGTCTAACGTGAAATTGTTTGCGTAACGTTCGCATAAGTTTTTTGCATAGACTAGTTGTTCATTAGTCGGATTGTAATTATCAAACGTTGCTTTCGTTAGATCTTCGTTCATTATCGATTGTTTGAATATGCGTTCTGCTTTTCTTCGTCTATTTCTCTTGTGATAGTTTTCAGTTGATTGTTTGGCGTACTCTATCATTTCGCAGTCACAACCATGTTTGAATTCTGAACCGTCATCAAATTTGTAATAGTCATACTTTCGTCCACAGTTCTCACATTTCAAATCAAACGCTTGTTCAATGATTTGTTTTTTTAAAGTTGGTTTCTTTGCTAAGTTCTGGAATGACTCCACTTTCTCACTCCTTTAAAACGGTAAATTTTCTATACTTGATTGCGATGCACGCTGGAACGCATCGACATATTGGTTATTTACTTCTGCTTTAATCTCTTCGCTATAATCATTCATATAGCTTTCGTTAGTTAAGAACGTTTTAGGGTACTTTTGATATTGTTTGTCTGTAATAGTTTTTAAATATTCTCGAGTACCTTGCATGATTTGCTCAAAAGAATGTTTCTTTAAGCATGATTTGAATTTAGTAAAAGACATCTTCTTATCTTTCTTCTTGTCGTAAAGTTTCCACCATTCCTCAAATTGCTCATGCGTAACGTCAGTTGCGCTATTATTATTAATACTTGTATTATTTAATCTTGTAATATTAATACTTGTATTATTCTCTTTGACATTTGCGTCAATAGGGGTATTGACAGAATTATCAATAGGGGTATTGATTTTTGCGTCAATAGGTATTGACGATTGCGTCAAGGGGTACATCTTCCTTTGTTTAACTTCATTACCTTCTTTGATAATTTCAATTTTTAAATAACCAAACTTGGTAAGGTTTGAAATTCTACGAGATATAGTTTCTTTAACAACGTTGTATAAAGTTGCAAAGTAACCATTACTTGCTGTGCAGTATCCGTACTTGTTACTTAAAGACGTTATTTCTGCAAAAAGTAGTTTTTCACCGTCAGTAAGTCGGTTATCGTATCTGACATTTGCTGTTATTATTGAGTAGTAACTTGGTTGATCAGTCATATTGATTCTCCTTTCTGGTATAATTTTGTTATCGCTACTGCGTTAGATTGGGGGTGAATAAAATATGGAAAAACCTTATATGTTAACATATGATTTAAACTCACCCGGACAAAAATATGAGGAATTGAGAAATGTTATAAAAAAGGAAATTTCTAATGGTCATTGCAATTATTGGAAATCTTCATTTTTATTCCGTTCTTCTTTATCAACTTCAGAAATGATAGAAAAGTTGAAACCTTATCTCGATTCTGGAGATAAGCTGTTTGTTACAGAAATAGTCAATAACAAACAAGGGTGGTTAACAAAAGAACAATGGGATTTTATCAACCATAATATTTTTATTTAGGTTCTTTTATTGAATCTTTTGTTATATCAGGAAAACCTTTAGAATCCTCAGGGGTAAATTTTTTAATTTTTTTAGCGCTTCTAATCTCTTCCGCCAAGATGACGATTAGGAGTGCTATTTTTATTATTCTTAGTCTATTCATTCCTTTTTCTCTCCTTTCAGCATTTTATTGAGCCTCTCATCAACTTTTATCCACGAGTCATGCAAGTGGTATTTATCATCAAACGACTTAACGCCAATCGCATGTTGCTCGTTGTGATGTTCGCGACATAACGCTAATACATGTTTGTCATAGTGGTTCATTTTGTTTCTGTTCATGCCTCTGCCAACTGCTTCATAATGTGCTAGGTCAGCGTGAGGCTTTCCGCATATTACACAGTTGCGGTTAACAGTTGACCAGTATAAGAATGATTTATCTTGTTTCAGCAAGTCGCTTGTTTTATAACTAAGCGGTATGTCGTTGTGAAATATCCAATCGAGTGTTACCTCGATAATTTGATTCGCTTGCATCCGTGTACAGTCACTTAACGAAATACTCTTGTCATAGTCATACAGAACCGTTACATATTCTTGGAACAAATACCTCATATAGTCACGTGGTTGGCCTGTGTGGCTCTCTATGTCGTTACAGAGCGCAAATATTTTTCTTCGTTGCTTGTCTGTTATTTTGAATGGGTCTTCGATTCGCAAATCACATTCGACTTCGTAGCCGTTATCAAGTAATAATGTTTCTTTGTCTCCTAGCTCGGCACCCTCGATAACGACTGTTGTTGTGCCGTCATCTTGAGTGATATAGTTTTTGATTTGAGCCATTTAATCACGTCCTAGAAAGGTAAATCATCGTCAGAGATTTCTATAGGACCATTAGCATTAGCAAATGTATTATTTGATTGCTGTCTATTCTGTGGTGCGTTATATGAATTATGCTGTTGTTGGTTGTTAGATTGACCGTTGTTTTTACGTTCAACGAAAGTTATATTGTTGACTGCGATGTCTGTAGTAAACACTTTCTGTCCTTGATTATTTTCATAACTACCGGTTTGTATTGAACCAGTAACGCCAATTTTATTACCTTTATTAAAGTTATTAGCGATGATTTCAGCAGTCTTACCAAATGCAACACAACGAATGAAGTCTGTTTCATATTCGTTAGTTTGTTTGTTTTTGAATGGTCTCTGTACTGCGATTACAAAGTTAACTACGTTGTTGTTTTGACCTTTTAACTCTGGATCTGCCACTAGGTTCCCAATTAAATTTACTGTATTCATTGTTCAATTCCTCCAAGCCATTTTTTTATCTGTTGTCTGGTTACATTGATTTGGTTTTTATTCAGTGCTTCGACGTTCATTTTTTCTAATTTGTTAATTTGTTCCTGGTATTTTTCCGCGAATCCACTTTCTTTAGCTATGGCTATAAAATCATTAACTTCTTTAGTTAGTATGTCTTTAAATTCTTGACTTACTGTTGAATATTTATCTTGTTTTTGTTTTGCGTCTGCGTCATCTTCATCAGTTGGAATGTTAAAGAACTTCATTAAGAAATAGCGTTCAGCATAAGTTAACGCTGTGCCATGTGCTTGTGAAATATCATTTTGTTGACCGTAAGCGTGATAACTTACTTCATACTGTTCTTCTGGTTTATCAGCATTAATCCATGTATAATTCAAATCCATTTCAACTATGAATTCTGTCACTTCTTGACCTTTTTTGTTTTTAAAAGTATGTGTCGTCCAATTTTCATTTGACGTATTGGGGACTAACAATAAATTATGTTCAATCATCTTTTCTCTTATTCTGTGTAATATTTGAGATCCTGAAACATACGAGAAGTTATAACCCTTAGTATCTTTTGTGAAGCCCGCAATATTCGCTTTAACATCTGCTATTTTTTGGTACAAATTAAGTTGTTCGGCCATCTATTCTCCCACCTTTACCGTGTATGACGTTGGTTTCTCAACAATGCTAGCACCCTCTAAAACTTCGCCGTTTGCGTCAATTAAAGTGCCGTTTTCAGTTACATTGAAATCTTTCTTAATGTCTGATTGGCTAAGTTTTTTAGTTACCTTTACATAGTTGTCAAAACCTCGTTGCTCAAGTTGTTTAATAACTTCTTGCTCATTGCTAACTTGAATGACTTTTGAACCTTTTCTGGCTGTCACTTTTCCGTAAGGTGTATTCAACTTGAATTTGCTATCTTGTTCTTTTTGTATTCTGAAATATTCAATTACAAGGCTTTGTAAATATTCTTTGCCACTCTGTAATTTTTCTACTTCTTTATCTTTCCATTCGTTTATGCGTTCAATTTCTTTATTTGCTAACTCGTTGATTTCATTCTCTTTAGTTGTGATTGCATCCAGTTTCTTAAAGACCCAGTTAGCACTGTCTAAGTCTGTTACTTTGAATCGGTCGTCTTGTTCAAATGTTTCTAGTTCTCTCTCTTGTAAATCATTCACTTTTCATACCTCCTACCATTTCATGACTAAGTTAATTAGTCTGTCATAATCATCTGCGTTTTCTTCAATCCATTCGTAAATAGATTGATTTAATATGTCTAATGCTGTGTATAGATCGTTCTCATTAGTTATGTTTATGCCGTCGATAAACTTATCTTCTAAATCTAAGATATTCACCAGAATGCTGTGGTCCTTCTTCTTAACTGCTAATTTAAAATCAAATCCGTCTACATTAATTACCTTCTGACATACATCGCCTATTTCGTAATACATCTTGACTTCCTCCGTTTTTCGTTTTATATTGAACATGAATTTTTTCTTAAGTGTTTGATACTGTTACTTGCTCCAACAAGTAGCAGTTTTTTTATTCTTCATAAAAGTATTCCTTATAAAATATGAATGTCACTATGCTTGCGAATCCCGCAATTGACCACGCTGTAGTGAAGTATAGAAACGGCATGAGTACAATTGCTAAGACTGTGAAGCATAATACTGCTAATAGATAGCTTTTATAAATGTTACTCATTTTCTTTTTTCAACTCCCCCATTATTCTCTCGTCTGATAAGTCGTGATAAGGGAATTTTTTCCTAGCTAATTGGACTGGTATTCTGCCTCGTATCGCAATGTATCCTTCATCTTCAAGCTCTTTATTCAGTTCTCTTATTATTTGTCCTGCTTTGGATTTTGAAACAGATAAAATTACCGCAAGTTCTTTAGCTTGCAAACTATTTTTTATCATATCTTTTTCTCCTTTTTATTTTTGTGTTGTGTATAATTTAGTTATCTCCTAGTGAAAGGAGGTGATAATTATGAATAATATAAATCTCACTCAACGACAGTTAGATTTAATAAAGAAAAATCAAGCTATCTTGTCTAAATTGCCTGTCGAAGCTTACGCTAAAGCCGCAAATACTATGAATAATTCGTATGTTATGAACGCTCTGGAAATTCAATCGACGGTTAATAATGTTATGAATAGCATTAGAATTAACCAATCGAAATTATCTAATTGGGCTTCCTATATGCATCAAGTAACTAAGAATCATCCAATGTTCAAATCTAATTTATTTTCTGATGAGGTTCTTAATAGTTTTATAAAATCTACGAGCATTCCTAAAAACGATATTTTGAAAATGTCTTATGCTCTTAGAAATTTGAATGTCGATGTAGCTAATAGTTCTACCTTTATTAAATCCATCAATCCTGCCCATCCAGTAGAGCAAAAACAACATGAAAGCAATAATTACAGCGGTAAAAAAATTGTCGACATAATGCATATTAATCACTCCAGTTTAGGTTTTATTAATGCTAGTTCTGTAGGTGTAAGCGGTAATGCTATTTGGGACTTTTTATTAAAGTTTATTAATAACGAACCAATAAATACTCCTTTTTATATTTCGGTACTTTTTATAGCGTATTTTTGCTATCTATTAACCAGTTTTTCAAATTCAAATGATGATTAGTTGTCGGATTTATCGATTAATCTCTTTAAGCAACTCTGCAACTGCTCGCAACAGTTCAGGGTTGTTACTTGTTTCTAAATTACTGTTTGCATGTTTTAGTAAATTGAGTTTTAATTTACTTTTTTCTTTCGCGATTCTAAATTTTTGTAACATTTGTTGAACCTCCTTTTAAGTTGTTTGTTTTTCTCCTAAAAACTTATTAACAAAGTATTGTTGTCCTTTGCCTGTTACTTTTGGCGTCTTACTAATTGATGTGTGACCGTCCGAATGTGTGATTGATGTTTCTTTAATTTCGAATAACTCACGTTCCATTGAATACTGTGTAGGCATGTTATAATCCACACCCTTGCGTTTAATAAGGAATCCGTTTTGACGTAACCACTCAAACAATCTGCGTTGCCCGATGTTTATACCGTTTTGTTTAATGATCTTTGCTAACTCTCCAACTAAAATTGATGTCTTAGTAGTAGCTACTGCATCTGCAAATACAATTTTTGGTTTATCACGTTCAATCTTTGTTTCTAATTGATTGATTGTGTTGTTAGCAATTTTTAAAGCACGTTGCATAATCATTTCTGGGCTGTTCCATGCTTTCTCTACTTGGATGAAATATTGTCTTGCACGTTTACCGGGTTCACTACGTTGAATCATTGCGATTTCTTTTGCAGTGTCTAGTGTTAGTGCGTGGTCAATATAGTGAGTCATATTGCCTTGAGCTGTTGCTCTTTTTTGAGCGATAGCTGTGTAATCTGTATTTTCTTCAAATCCGTATTTAAGCATTCTTGGAAACCAATCTTTATATGCCGTCTTAACTTCTAATGCTTGATGAAGTTCTCGACCGCTGATTGCGATTTCTCCATTTTCTTTTTCTTGTATATTGAACATTTCGCCGATGTTCGATTTTGTTTGTAATGCTTGCATTTTATTTCTCCTTTACATTAGCGATATCAACTTGTAGTGCATCGCATATTTTTTTTACTGTGAGGAAGCCGGGATTTTTAACTTCTGTTTCGATAGATTGAATTGTCGAATTTTGTAATTCTGTTAGCTTCGCTAGTTGATAGCGTGTTATCCCCTTTTCTTCTCTCAATTCTTTTAAGTTCAGCATCTTACCACTCCTTATTGTCTATAACGATATTTCGTTATATAATTAATCCAACCCCACTACACTGGGAGGTGATTTCCTTGCTTATGCGAGGTTTTAAATCATCCTGTGGTTTTATAGGTTAGTAAGTCTAAATTAGAACATCGTTTGTTGTGTTCCACAGTCAACTGAGACGTTAACAAGGTATGCGTACTAGAAGGTAGTAACTTTTAGGACGCTAGACTTTGATGGAAAACCTAAGCACCATACAGGGCTGGGGACGATACCAGCAAAAATTGTGCTGTTAGTCGTAGTGATTAGAACCAAACAAAATTTCCGTAACACATACCTTCTACGACAAGGTGTGTGTTTTTTTATTGGAAACAAAATGTTTGTAATGCTTGCATAATGTTTATGCTTATTTCGTGTATAATGTTGTTATCAACCTAAGGAGGTGATAAGTATGGAACAAGTCCACGCTTGTCTTTTAGGTGAATGGGTTAATCTTCATGATGATGAAAATTGCAAAATGGGACCTCGTATGACTTCTCCATCAATATGGTGGGAAGAAAACGCTGAATTATGGTCTCCAATTCAAAAATTAGAAGCTGATACAATGTATCAACAGGACTACATCATGATTAATTACAAGGGTAAAGATTACCGAATTCATCCTATCTTTATTCAAATTGTTACTTCATAATCTTTTGTTGAGTAATAATATTTTTAATAACCTCAACATCTTGGTCGTCGAGTCGTAGCTCGGCGGCTTTTTTACTAAATTGTCCGTCAATAATTCTGTTGATTTCGTGCCACTGTGCAGGTGTGAATTGCTTTCTAAATTCTAAAAAATGTTTGATTGTTTCTTCCATTTGTAGTTCCTCCTTTATTCGAAATCATCGATGGTTAATTCTGAAACTCTCTTTTCATAGATATATAAATAATAATTTTTGATATCTCTGTAAAATTTTGCTGCTAGGTTATATTCACTTTCACTCAAATCTGAATTAAGCGTCACTCCAAAAATCGATAATGTTAATTTTCTAATATGATCATGAACATCTTGTACATAAGCTTTTAGATGAATTGATTCGAAGCCATGCTGATACTTTTTTAGTGGAATCGGATGATTAAGCTTCCTCAATCTTCCTAGTGACAAATCTTTTGCGAAATTGAGTTTTTTATTGATTTCTTCTAAATCGTCATTATTGATTCTTACTTTACTGAAAATTGCACCTGAGCTAATTGGTTTCTCGCCTTTTATAGCATTTCTAACTTCTTTCGCTATAATTTCTTTCAACTCTTCTTTGGTTAACGTGATTTGTTCCATAGTGTCCTCCTTTTAAGATGTTTGTTTTTCTTCGACTAAAACGTATTTAAAATACGATTCATCTTTTAAAAAAATAATCTCATCAATAGAGATATCTAATGTCTTAGCAATTCTAAAAGCATCTCTAGGTTTAATCATTTCTGGGTTGTTTTCCCAAATGTTATAAGTAGACGGTGAAATGCCAAGTTTTTCTGCGAAAGATGACTGGGTGTAACCTTTTCGTTTTCGCCATTCATCTAATTTCAAACTATGTTTGATGTAGTTCATTTTTTTACCTCCTTGTTAAGTTCTGATCAAAGTATATCGTAATTAGAATACGATTGCAAGTATTTTTCGTAATTATTTTTAAAAATTACGTATTTTTATTTTGTTAAATCGTATTTTAAGGGTTGCAATTACGATTTTTCATAGTATAATAAAAGTGTAAAAACATTATATATAAGGAAGGGAAACAAAATGGCTTTCAAAAATTCCATAAAAGAAATCAGATTGAACAATAGATTGTCTAAAGTTGAGATGGCTAAAAAATTAGATGTTTCCGAAGGTACTATAAGAATGTGGGAAAGTGGAAGAACTGAACCTAGAATGGGTATGGTCGAAAAAATTTCAAGTTTGTTCAATGTTTCTAAAGGTTATCTCTTAGGAGAAATTGAAGAAATTGTTTTACCAGAATTTGATAGCGAAATCGAGGTTCCATATTTCGGTAAAGTTTCTGCTGGAAATTTCGAGGAAGTTGCAATTGATAATGAAAAATTAAAAGTTCCACCATTTGCTTTTAACGGTCGTAAACCTAGCGAATGTATAGCACTAAAAATAAACGGAGATAGCATGAATAAAATACTCGCTAACGGTTCTTATATAATTGTCCATGATTATAGAAAGTCTTGTGATCATAAACTTAACAGCAATGACATCCTTGTATTACGTCTAGGTGGTGAATATACAGTTAAGCGTGTGAGACGTACTGAAACAAAACTACATTTAGACCCAGCAAGCTATTCAGATGAATTTAAAACTAATTCTTACGATTTAGATTCTATTGATGAAATCGAAGTGATAGGTAAAGTTATTTATAACTATCGTATTTTTGATTAATAGCGCCTATGTGGCGTGAGGAGGATGAGGGATGGAAGAGAACGCACCTTTAGAAACAGCAGTTAATAATTTTAAAAAGATTCAAAATAGCGAGATTTACAAATTTAAATATATGAATTCATGGTGTCTTGAATATTCAGAGTTTTTATTGGATGAAGTTAGATTGTTAAAAGAAAACAAAAGTTACACCAGATATAAAAAAGGCACTATAATTTATGTAAAGTTAGGTGTTAATGTTGGCAGAGAGTTTTCTGGAAACCATTTTTGTATGGTACTTAATAATCACGATTCAAATAAAAATCCAATATTAACGGTAGTTCCACTTACATCTTCCAGAAGTAAATTCAATGTGCATATCGAAGAAGATTTGTTACCTTTAGTATTGGAAAAAATGGACGTAACGGGTAAGGATTTAGCTAAAAAAATCATGAACAATCTTGAAAAGGTGTCAAAAGCAGAAAACCCATACGATCAAAAATTACTTGATGAAAACAAATCGCTGAATGACGACTTCAAAAAATATTCGAAGGTTCGCAAAAGATATGAGCGATTCAAGTATAAAAAGACCTATGCTAACGTTTTAAATATCACTACAATCAGCAAGGATAGAATATCGAAAATTAATAGGTATGACCCTGCCGGAGAAATATCATATTCAAAAGAAACAGTAGATAAAATTGAAAATAGTATAAAAATTAGATTTCTTAGTTAAATCGCTTGAACTACACTCTCTTTGGTGGTATATTACATATATACAAAACAAGCCGCTGAAATATTTGCGGCAAGCTTCAAATTAGACAAGTCGCTGAAATATTTGCGACATGAGAGGGTGCATCTGCGCTCTCTCTTTTTTTATACAATTTTCACGGGTAGCCCGCCTACCCTTATTATTTTTTGCCAATTTTGAGGAAGGAGAAGTAAAATGCCAGTATATAAGGATGGTAATACAGGTAAATGGTATTTTTCCATTAGATATAAAGATGTATACGGTAATAACAAACGAAAAATGAAGCGTGGGTTTGAACGTAAGAAAGATGCCAAACTAGCTGAAAGCGAATTTATACAAAATGTTAAATATGGATACTCGGACAATCAACCCTTTGAATATATATTTTTTGATCGTTTAAAAAATGAAAATCTTTCTGCACGCTCAATAGAAAAGCGAACTACAGAATATAATACTCACATAAAAGAAAGGTTCGGAAATATCCCTATTGGCAAAATCACTACTACGCAATGTACTGCTTTCAGGAATTATTTGTTAAACGATGCAGGTCTTTCTGTTGACTATGCACGATCTGTGTGGGCAGGTTTTAAAGCAGTTATCAATTACGCCAAAAAGCATTACAAGCTCTTATACGACCCCACATTATCGGTAACTCCTATTCCCAGAACAAAACCACAAGCTAAATTTATCACTCGTGAAGAATTTGATGAAAAAGTAGAACAAATCACAAATGATACTTCTCGTCAGCTAACTAGACTGTTATTTTATTCTGGTCTTAGAATAGGAGAAGCTTTAGCTTTGCAGTGGAAAGATTACGATAAAATAAAAGGCGAAATTGACGTAAATAAGAAAATCAATTTAAGTAATAGAAAAATTGAATATAATCTAAAAAAAGAAAGCTCTAAAGGGATAATACCTGTACCAAATTTAATTAGAGAGATGCTTAAAAACATGTATAATGAATCTTCTAAAAGATATAAATATTTTGACGAAAACTATTTTATATTCGGGGGTTTAGAACCTATTAGATACGTTACTTATTCGTATCATTTTAAATCTGTATTCCCGAATCTAAAAATACACCATTTAAGACACTCGTACGCTAGCTATTTAATTAATAATGGTGTAGATATGTATTTATTAATGGAATTAATGAGGCATTCTAACATTACAGAAACAATTCAAACGTACTCTCATTTATATACTGATAAAAAACATCAAGCTATGAGCATATTTGATTAA